TCGTTTTGGGATAACTCAAAGACAAGAAAAAAGAGCAGAAGAGGGTGACACAGGAAACCAATCAGAGGCACAAGCGGCTACCTTTTTAACCAGAATGGTAGGAGCAAATGAAAGAGTTAATGCTCCAGCAATTGACGAAACTGGAAAACCAATACTAATAAATGGAAAACAGGTTTCCATTGCAGATGTTGCTAACAAACCAGAAATTTTTGCAAAAGCAACAGGAATATTTGGTTCAACTGCTGAAAATATTGCGACCTCTCCCAATAGACAAGTTTATAAAAATGCAGCAATGGATTGGATAACTGCAAATTTAAGAAAAGAATCTGGAGCAGTTATTTCAGAAATAGAATTTGCAAGAGATTTTGTTAAATTTTTTCCGCAAATAGGAGATAGTCAGCAAGTAATAGAAGCTAAGAAAGAAGCAAGAAAAAATGCAGAAAAAGGTATGAGAGCATCAGCAGGAAAAGCACTAAAAAGACTTCCTAATCTAAATCAAGAACAACGACAAAATCAACAACCTAATTTAAACCGAACTCCTACAAGAGAAGAATTGATTGAGGAAAGAAATAAACGGAACCGATAATATAAGGATTGACAATGGATTTATCCAAACTTACAGATGAAGAGTTGGATGCGATGATTGCGCAAACGCCACCATCTACTCCAAAATCTTCAACTGCTCCATATATAGATTATTTTGGAAACGAATATCAAGTTCCAAAAAAAGTATCAGATAAAACAAAAGAATTGATAAGGCAGTTAGGGTTGACAACAAGAGGAGCAATAACTGGACCTGCATCGTTTTTAAGTTTAGTAGGAGACCCTTTAAACTTAGCGGCCAATGTTGTAACTGGTTCTCCTGTATCTGGAAAAAGTACATTTATGCCAGTATCACAAGCATTTAATCAGTTATTAGGAAAAGATTATTTAAACCTTCCTGAGCCGAAAGGAAAAACAGAAAGAATTGTTCAAGATGTTTTATCTGCTGGTTCTGGTGTTGGTTCAGTATATAAAGTAGCAGAAAAACTCCCAAGTTTATTTGGAAAAAAAGCAGAACCATTAAAAGATTTTTTTACTATGGGTGGACCTAGTTTTCAGACGGCAGGTGGTGGAGCCGCGGCCCTTGCAGTTGGTGCGGCAAGAGAAGGAGGACGGCCGCCATTAGAACAATTAGCCTATGGAATTGGATCAGGCACGTTAGTTCCTAGTGGGGGAGCAGGAGCAAAGATAGGAGCAGAGTCAATCGCAAGAGGTGTAAAGTCAACGGTTAAACCTTTTACAGAAGAAGGCCGAGAGGTAATTGTTGGAAATGTTTTAAATCAACTAGCAAGAGACCCTGTTTCAGCAAAAGCAAGTATGGATGCTTCACAACCAATCGTACCAGGATCAATGCCTATGACGGCAGGAGCATCAAAAGATGTTGGGCTACAAAGTGCAGAACAACCAATTCGATCTTTCGATGCAACTGGAAAGTTTCCAGAAAGAATTGCAAAAAACAATGAAGCTAGAAGAATTTTATTAGGCAAGTTTACAGACCCAGATAATATTGTTCAGGCAGAAAAATCCAGAGATATGTTTACAAATCCATTGCGAGAGACTGCTTTTAAAAAGGCAGAAGATGCAGAAAAAGTTGTAAATATAGATTCTATTTTGGAGCAAATCGAAACAATATCCTCTGGTCCTACTGGGGCAAGAGAAGCGGTAAACTCTGCTATGAAACAGTTTAAATCACAAATAGAAAGTGAAACTGGTGATGTAAGAAGATTAGATTCTATCCGTCAAAATATAAACGATTATATTCAAGGAAAAATTGTTGGTTCCAAAGCAGAAAACTTTAAACTTGCTAAGGGTGAACTTACACAACTGCGAAATTTTATAAGCGATGAAATAAATAAAGTTGCGCCAGGTTACAGAAACTATTTAAAAAAGTACTCAGAACTTACAAAACCAATAGAGCAACAAAAAAAGATTCGTGAGATAGAAATAAAATCAACGGAAGGTGGTCAGCAAGATTCTTTAACAGGCTTTGAGACTATTAAACCAGTTTCATTTAGAAAAGCTGTTTCAGATAAAAAAGATAAATTAAAAGGTGTTTTAACAAAAACGCAATTAGCAACACTGCAAAATATATCAAGAGATATTGATCTGGGTTTAGCAGGCCAATCACCTGCGGTACGAACTCCTGGATCTCCCACATTTAAAAACTTCTCCGTAGCCAATGTAATTGGCGATATTATCGGAAAGCAAACCTTTGGGGATGTTGGGCCGATTGCCTCAAAAGTAACTTTGCCTTTGCAGTTTTTATACAATGCACCAGATCAAATGGTTCAAGAGTTGTTAATTGATGCAATGCTTGATCCGAAATTAGCATCAAAACTTTTAGGCAAAGCCACTCAAAAAAATGTAGAAGCAGTAAGTGATCAGTTACAAGAAAAAGCAAAGCAGATTGGTTTTGGTCAATTTTTAATATCAACGGAATAATATAATGGCAAAGACTAAGATTTCAGAATATAACGCAACCGCCTCATCTAATACGGATATAGATGGTATTAACCTTGCGGAAGGCATGGCACCCTCTCTAATCAATAACAGTATTAGGGAGTTAATGGCGCACTTAAAAGACTTTCAAAGTGGATCTAGTTCGGACACCCTTACCCTTAATGGAAAATTAACGGTAGGAGCGTCGGCAGAATTAACGGGTGGATTAAGTGTTGCAGGGCAGTTTGTTTCTACCGGAGAATTTAGCCCAAGCGCAGTAACCACTCCATTATTAACGGCTACTGGAGGTACTCTTAATAATGTCGTGATTGGTAACTCTTCTCCCAATGCAGGCACATTTAGCATCATCACTGCAACGACCAAAATCAACGGTCCCGTCTCTGCCGATTCTATTCTAGGTACGACTATATCTGCTAGTAACGTATTTTCTACTAATTTTCATGGAAGTTATAGTGGTGATCTTACAGGTAACGTTAATGCAGCAGCAGGTACTTCTAGTTTTACAAACGTAGTGATAAACGGCTCCTTAAATATGGATGCTTCTACTACTGCGACTATAACGGGTTTATCAGAACCATCTAATTCTACGGATGCAGCTACTAAGAATTTTGTAGACACATCTATTGCGAATCTTGTTGACTCTGCACCAGGTACACTTGATACCTTAAATGAACTTGCGGCCGCCCTAGATGATGATCCAAATTTTGCTACAAGTATTGCAAGTAGTCTAGGTACAAAGCTCACTTTAACAGGTGGCTCAATGACAGGTACGTTGTCTTTGGGTGGTAATACCATCACAAATCTTGCATCTGCTTCTACAACATCAGGGGTAGTAAACAAAGGGCAAATGGAAACGCAAGATGCGTTAAAACTTTCTTTATCTGGTGGCACAATGGCGGCAGATATTGCAATGGGTGGCAACCGCATAACTGGATTAAACGAAACTCCAACGGCATCAAGCCACGCTACAAGCAAGGCTTATGTAGATGGGATTCTAACATCTGGAACAAATGCGGCAAGTGCTGCGGCAAGTGCTACGGTATCTGCGGCATCTGCTCAATTATCTGCATTAGCGGCTGCATCTTCTCAGGCAGTAGCCTTAACTCATCAAACTAATGCTTCAGCATTTGCAACATCTGCTGCTAATTCATTGGACTCATTTGATGACGTATATTTGGGTGTAAAAGATGCCAATCCTAGCACTGATAACGATGGGGATGCTTTACAGGCAGGTGCCATCTATTTTAACAGTCCCTCATCAGCCTTAAAAATTTATACGGGTTCAACATGGAACAACGCAGCGTTTGATGTGGGAAGCGCGGTAACATCTTTTGCTATAGAAGGTGGGGCGGCACAAACTGGAGCAGTAACACTTACAACCGCAAATATCACAACACTTGCTTCAACAACATTCGAGCCGAAAGGCGAATCAACAACACAAGCCGTGGCAATGGCTTTAGTTTTCGGAGGATAATATCATGGCATTAGTCGGCCAACCAATTCAGATTTCAAGCGCAAGCACCGTTCTTATGACGGTTCCTGCGACGTTAGAAGCATCACTGCATAGTTTATTAATTGCTAACCCTACTGACGGTAATTTGAATGTAACACTATCGTATTTTGATTCCAGTACATCTAGTGAACTAAGTTTACTTACACAAACCGTAACTGGAGACACAACTTTAAAGGCCTTTGATGCTCCTATCAACATGGCGGCTGGAGACAAAATTCTTTCGTCTGCCTCAGGTAGCGGATTGATTGCGTTAGTAAGTAGGTTTGAAAACAGTTCTACGCCACCTGAAACGGGGTTCCGTGCGCAAGGAAACTACACAGCCACGACCACATATCAGACCAACGATGTCGTTTTCTTAGAAAGCGATAGCAATAGTTATTTATCTAGAACAGATTCTAATTTAAACAACGTTCCAAGTAGTAACCCTAGTAACTGGCAAGTGTTTGGAGCCGTAGGGTCCGCAGGTTCAGGATTTGATGGTTCAGGAAATGCAAGTGCGAGTGGGCAACTAAATATTGGAACAGTTAGTTCAACTGCACTAATTAGTGATGTAGATGGTAATCTAAGAGACATACCCTTAAGCACAAAAGTATCTGGCAACTACACTCTTGCAATTGGTGACGTTGGTAATCAAGTAACAATAAATTCAGCAAACGTAATCGTTACAGTCCCTACAGGCGTGTTTGATGTAGGCGATATTGTTTCTCTTGTTTCCGTTAATGGATGTACTGCTACGTTGGCTTGTACTGCTGTTAATGCAGTCAAAGCAGGTGATTTAGCGGCAACCGCATTACATACTTTAGATGCAAACGGAGTAGCAAGTATTATGTTTAGTTATACAGCAGACTTAGCTGTACTTACTGGGAATATTTCATAATGACAGGAATACATCAATTATTATTTTCTAACTTTTCAACAACGTCATCAACTCTCAACTCCGTGGAAGTTTTAGTAGTTGCAGGAGGAGGCGGTGGCGCGTCGAACGGCTCTGGAGCCGGAGGAGGAGGAGGCCAAATATCTAATACATCTTTCGCAGTAACACTTGGTCAAAGTTTGACAGTAACAGTCGGTGGTGGAGGTACAGGCGGCAATTCGGGTTCTGGAGGCAGGGGGACTAATTCGGTCTTTGGCTCAATTACTGCGACTGGTGGCGGTGGGGGAAAAGAAAGAGGGTCTGGAGGAACTCAGGCTGACGGCGGCTCTGGAGGTGGGGGTGGAGGAGCGAGTGCTCCCAACGGCACGGCCGGCTTTGGAAACACGCCTAATCTTACTCCGTCGCAAGGAGCTGATGGAGGAGATGGAACCACAAACACCTCATCGCCCTTTGCTTATGCTGGAGGCGGTGGAGGAGGCGGAGGAGTCGATGGGCAACAAGGCTCAGCGGCATCAGTTGACTCACCTAGTGCCGGCATCGGTAATGGAGGAAATGGTGGAAATGGAACTGAGTCTTCAATCACTGGTACTGCGATTCCACGCTCTGGAGGCGGCGGAGGAGGCTCCTTCGGGTCTAATGGCGGCTCTGGAGGTGGGGGTGGCAGTGGAGGAGGCGGCGATGGGAAAAGGACAGATGCCGGGCAAGCTGGCAGCGTAAACACAGGGGGCGGAGCTGGGGGAGGTGGAAACTCAGGAGGTATAAAAGCTGGTGCTACTGGTGGTTCTGGAATCGTAATCATTGCTTATCCTGCAACTTTCGCAGATTTGGCAGATGATGGTACATCAGGAGGATTGACTTTAGCAGGTGGCGGCGTAGATACATCGTCGCGCTCAGGATTTAAAATTTATCAATATACAGGCGGTACGGGAACTATAACTATTTAGGATTTTTATGGCACATTATGCATTTTTGAATTCCGCAAATATAGTAACAGCGGTTATTACAGGTAAGGATGAAACTGACCTTTCTAAAAATTGGGAAGAATATTATGGAGATTTCCATAATTGTGTAGCAAAACGAACTTCGTACAATACTTCTGCAAATACTCATAAAAACGGTGGAACTGCATTTCGAGGCAATTACGCAGGAATAGGTTATACATACTTTTCAGATTTAGATTTATTTATGTCACCTAAACCTTATAACAGTTGGTCTATGTCTACTGCTGATGCAACATGGATAGCTCCTTCTGCTATGCCTAGTGATGGCGGTATGTATGATTGGAGTGAGGATAATCAAACTTGGATTAAATTAGATTGATAACTCATTCTTTGTTTCCGACTGCGGTTACATTTTTTCAACATAAAGGAATAACAGAAAAAGAAATAAAGTTTTTAACTGAACAAAAGACAAGAGGCAATCAAGGTAACACAACATCAGTTGATAATAATATTTTAAATAATAAAGAAATGAAAAAACTAAAACAATTTATAGAAAAGGCTGTAAAAGAATATTTTAAAAATATATATCAACCTAAAAACAATGTTGAGCCTTATATAACTCAATCATGGTCCAACTATACAAAAAAAGGTCAGTTTCACCATAAACATGCACACCCTAACAGTTTTATTTCAGGAGTGTTTTATGTTCAAGCTGATAAAACAAAAGATAAAATTTATTTTTATAAAGAAGAATACAAACAAATAAAAATACCTGCTAAAGAATACAACCTTTTTAATAGTGAGAGTTGGTGGTTTGAAACAGGAACAAATGATTTAGTTATCTTTCCTTCTAACTTAATTCACATGGTAGAAAAGGTAGTAGGTAAAGAAAGAATAAGTTTATCTTTTAATACATTCTTAAAAGGTTACATAGGTGAAGATACAGAACTTACTGGATTACATATAGGAGCATAGATGGCACTCTTTGTAGAGTTAAAGTGGATTGATATAAGTGGTGCTAATGCAGGTAGATAATGGATATAAACGAATTAGATAAAAGAATATCTACACACGAAGCAGTTTGTTCAGAGCGTTGGTTAGAAATACTTTCTAGGGTACGCAGACTTGAGATGATCCTTGTTGGCGCATTTGGATCGATAATAATGATCTTACTAACAATTATTTTTAAATTACAATGATGGTTTTTTCAAATGATAGATCCAATCACTGCTATTTCAGCAGCGTCTACTTGTTTTTCTTTAGCCAAAAAAGCAATAGCCGTTGGGAACGATGTAGAAAATATGATGGGTCATCTTGGGCGGTGGGCTAAAAATATTGAGGATGCCAAAGAATACTTATCACAAGAAAAAGAGTACGGAAGCAGTAAACCAAAAGTTTTAAAAATACAAAAGTCAGCAACGCAAGAAGCGTTAGATTCCATTATTTTAGAAAACAAAATCAAAGAGCAAGAAAAAATTTTAAGAGAATTTTTTACCCAAAACTGGACAGCAGATTGGGGAGGCATCCAGGGATATCGAAAATTTTTAAAAATTAGGAGGCAGGTAAAAGAATCCCGAAAAAAAGAGTTATACAACAAAATGAGACGCAGAAAGGACTTTCTCTATAAAACAAAAATGGGAACGGCTCTTGTTTTGTTATCAGGATTATTAATGTTTTTAATTTGGTTCCTTGTTGATGCAGTAATTGAGAGCAGCAAATGACTTTCCTCTTTGCAACCTGGTTTGCAACGATAGTTCCTAATCGCGATCAATACTGGTGCAAATTACAATGGATGGAAAGACAGTTGTGTATTTATCGTTGTTGGAACGAAAAGAAAGCATTTGACTGGTTTGAGAAAAAACCAGACAAAGGATGCAAGATCAAGAAAATGTTTTATACCACTTAGAGGACAAGCATGTTGAATTTAGTTAGCGGTTTAATGCCGGTTGCAGAAAAACTAATTACAAGAATTTTGCCAGACAAAGAAGGACAAAGGAAGGCTCTTTTAGAGTTACAAAAACTTGAAGCAAGTGGCGAAATAAAAAAAATGGAAGCTGAGTTTGCTGACAAAGACTCTGCGAGAAAAATGCAGATGATGGCAATGGAAAGCCAACACGCCTCATGGCTTCAAAAGAACATCGTTCCAGTTCTTGCATGTGGAACAACCTTAATGACCTTTGCTTTGTTTTTAATCTTGATGTTAATTGACATACCGGATAAGTCGCATGATTTGAGCATGATTTTGTTAGGCGGTCTTTTATCAAGTCAATCGGTTATTTTGTCGTTTTATTTTGGTTCAAGTATGGGAAGCAAAGAAAAATCAGAGGACTTAGTAAACGCATTTAAGAAAGAACCCAAGGTATGAATTACGGAGCGTATTTTTCTGAAAAAGAATTTGTTTGCTCTCATACCGGCAAAGTAAAAATGGACCAGAACTTCTTAGATCGGCTAAATGAACTAAGAGGATTGTACGGGAAGAGTTTGCGAGTAACCTCTGGTTTTAGAGATGTTACCCATCCAATAGAAGCAAGAAAGAAAACACCTGGTGCGCACACTACAGGACAAGCGGCAGATTTAGCAGTTAGAGGGGCAGATGCCTACAAACTCTTAGAAATTGCATTAAGCCTCAAGTTCTCCGGGATAGGAATCTGTCAGAAGGGGTCGTCAGGGAGATTTATCCACCTAGATACTCTTATCACTACCGGCACAAGACCACGGCCCACTGTTTGGTCTTATTAATTGTGCCCGTAATTGTGCCTCAATGAGTGTATAATCAACATAAATGAGTGGTAGGGTAAAATTTAAGTATCTGATTTATCGGGGTTATTTTTTACTAAATATAGGTGGCTAGAACTTTCACGGTGGGTACAGGGGTTCGAATCCCCTTGGGGACGCCATCTTTCGGCACTATTTACAGATTGTGCCTCGATTGTGTCCGAATCGGTTGGTTTTTTCAAACGGTTCGTAGCCTCTCTTAATCTCGATGGGGCAAGGTGTGCATACCGCATAACCATCGTCAAACTAGACCATCCTCCGAGTTCCTTTAATTCAGCTAAAGACATACCATTTTGTAAACCCCAACTAGCAAAGGTATGGCGCAAATCGTGCCACCGAAACTCTTTTATTCCTGCTTTATCAAGAGCCTTTTGAAACGGCCTTTTTGGATTAATTATTGGCTTTCCTGAGACTTGTGGAAAACAATATACTTCACTTTTGCCAGAACACTCTTTTAAGATTTCTAATGCCCAATCACTCAGAGGAATAATGAGTTGTTTTTTATTCTTGCTCTCATCAGACCAAACAACAACATTTTTTGATTGTTTGTTAACCTCACTCCACTTTAAATTTAAAACGTTATTTCTTCTTAATCCAGTAGCTAATGAGAACGCCACTGCTGGCCTCAAATAATCTGGTAATACCTTTTCTAATCGTAACCATTCACTTTGCGACAAGAACCTCATACGCGTTTGTTGTATGGGTTTCTTATATAAAATGGGTAGCGGATTCTTATATTTCTGGGCAGATAAACGAGCAGCAGCCATTACCACGGTTACATATCGATTAAATGTTGGATTACTTACTTTTAAATGTTCTTCCAGGTATTTATTGTTTACCTCGTAAATTGGGATGTCTTTGTACGACTTTAGAAACTTCTGGACAATAGCACGATCAGTATCAATTCTTTTTGCCTTGATTTGCCGCATCTCATACCAATCCGAAAGGCAAGCAAATAAAGTGCGCTTTGCACTACTTAACTCTTCTAATTCTTGTAAAAACTCAGTCGCTAATTGATTGGCTTTGCGTTTGGACTTTGTTCCAAGACTTTTTCTAACCTTTTCTTGGCGATAGAAAACTGAGAGCCACCAGATGCCATTTCGTTGATACAAGTGCATAAATTTGCATACTCCACAAGTTGAGAAACCAAAAACCCATATTCTTTTCCAACCTTAAAACCCACCTTACCTTGACGTGCTAAGGAACGCAAGGTATTAGGCGAACATCTCAAAAACTCTGCGGCCTCAAAAAGAGTTAGGCTAGTATCTTGGGGTGTTTTTACCATTTTTCTTCTTCCTCACACATAAATAAATTTTATCCTTAATTTTAATTAGCGGCAGTTTTTGTCGCTCTGCAACAGTTAAATTTTCTTTCACAAGTTTTAAATCAAAAATATCTTTTATTCCCATTTATCATAGCCTCCAGATGGAACATGATCCCACCCATCATCATAAAAAGGCTCATCAACTTTTGTTTTTTCTTGTTTAATTTTTACAACTTTTGTAACTGCTCGTTCTTCTGTCTTAAAAATAATTCCGCACTTTTTGCACCGCCTTCTTCTCCTAACAACACCAGGTGAAGTGCGTGTATCAAGTGTTTCACTTTTAGCGGCACAAGTTGGGCAATCCATTGTTAAAACGGAGGCTCATCATCAAGTTTTGTAGAAGTATAATTGTTATTTTTTTTAAAACTTTCGCCATTATTTTTCTTTGGCTCAAACAACATAAACCAACCATCTGAGGCAATTGGTACAACATCAAGTTTTAAACTAAAACCTTTATCAGTCTCAATTACTTTTCCGCAATTGTGATACTTCTTTTTTTCCTCGCCAGTATTCTTGTCCTGATACGTCCCTGTCACTGCAACCACATCATATTTCACACCCATATTATTCTCCTCGGTTATTTAATTCTTTCCATTCAAAATTGCGAAACAAACATTTTGCATCTATAACGCTGTCGCTTCTTTCGATTTCTAATAAACCCTCATAAAACTCAGTAGCATTTGCGTACCCTGCTGCGTAGGCAATTTTCCACAAACTATGTGTTTCGTTTAAATTCATGTACTGAAACCACCAGACAATTCCCCCTCCAGCGATAAAAATTAAGGCTTTTACAAACACTTTGCTTCCTCGGCTAATATTTCAAAAAAGACTTCATCGAAAAGTGAGCCCCGCATCGTAAAAAAATCTGCTTGAATTACTTCATTAAAAAGTCGGGAATAAAAAGCCTTGTAGTCATTGTTAAGTTTGTAAGCTAAATCTGAATTTAAAGTGAAATGTAAATCCCACCGCATCCGTTCCCAGATCGCAGCTACACCAAAACGTTTTTGCTTTGTAAAAACTTGATACGCAAGGTTATAAAATGTTTTCCAAACGATTGGGTTTTTTTTATGAAAAACTAAACAATCTTCAATAACTTTTTTTTCATTCAAACTTAAAGATTCTGGGTTGTAGTAAACCTCATCGGCATGGCGTAAAAGAAGTTGTTCAGTAATCTCTTTGGGCGTTCCCTGTAAAACGTATTCAAGCTCAACCATAAATACCTCCTTCAATATTTTCACAAAGTTGTTTTTCCATCTCATCAACTTCCTCTAGAAAATCCGTTACATCTTTTTCCAACTCCTTACGCTCTTTATCTGTTGGCTCAAAGCGCACTACAAAGAGTTCAATATCTTCTCCTACTCTTGGGTCAAAACTTACAAAGTCGCACCACTGCCTACCCGTACAAACCAATTGAGCAATCATTTGGTTTTTGTGGGTTGTAGGGACTTTGCCTGCAAGCAACCACTCAATATGAGTAGTAGAATTTGGGCATTTGATTTCTAGTAGCCCGTCTTTTTCAACGAAACCATCTGGCGATGCACCGAAATTTTTGATGGTAGGATGCAGCATAAAGCCAACTTCTGCCACGCCACGATCTTTGTTTTTAATTTGGTAAGCCATTCTTGCAATCGGTTCGTTTTCCGTACCCCACTCCATCGAAGGGGAAACAAACGTATCTACGGGCATTTGAGTACGTCGCTCAGTTAGTAAACGGATAGCGTAATTTTTACGTTTTACTCCCGTTTTCGAGCGCATATCATTGGCTTTAGATGCAGTACCTTTTCCAAGACGTTGCTTAAACCATTCGTCTGAGCGTTGGTCCATCAGAATTGCCTTGCGTGTATTTCAGTAATTTGTTTCTTTCGTGCCTGCGCCTTACTTACTAATTTTTTAGTAGTATCTGTGGATTGTTGATAAATAGCATTTTCAACTTCATTGGCACTTGCAAACTCCGTACCTCCAAAACCCAAACCAGATAAAGCCCGACCGATTGCTGACGTCTCCGCATTTTCAAGGGCAGAAGTTTTATTAATCATAGAACTGCCTCTTTTTTCCTCTGCAAAGCCCGTAGAAAGAATCCTGTCAGTCTCATCAGAAATGGTAGATTTGATAATGACTACCTTCTCATCTATTTGCACAATTTCGTTAATAAGGGAGAATCGTGGATATTTCTCCCGAAACTCCTCAACTCTTTTTGCTACAGTTTTATAATCCTTGCCTTTTATATTTACTATTCCGTTCATTTTTCCTCCAGTAACCTTAATTAGAATTTGTTCAGTAAACTTTATATTAATATAAAGTAAACTTGACAACAATGCAACCAGTTTCCTATATTTAAAGGCAAAAAAAACCCACCTATTAAGTGGGCAGTAAAGATTATGTTAATTTAGTATCTGTCTTTTTTAGCATTTTTTAAAAAAAGACAGTTAAGGTATGGGGTAAGTTGTCTCTACAAAGTCCTCCTAACTTCTTTGCAAACCCCTATAATTTCTATATCTTGAACTTTATTGTCCAGCGTGGGAAACAATTCGTTCTCAGGCAAAAACTGAAAATGATCTGTGCTGTAATCAATAATTTTAATTTTACGAACGTAGATAGTTTTATCTGCGCGGATTAAAACATAATCTGTCGGTTTAAATTCGACGTTCGGTTCTACAATTACAACATCGTCCTTTCTAAAAACTTTCTCAAGAGAGGTGTCGAGGACTCTCCAGGCAAAACAATCTTTTAAATGAACATCAACAATCAATGTATCCTCCGTTGGTTGTAAATAAACATCTTTGTAAAAAATTTTTGCTGATGAAGTTGCATAAAATTCAGCGGTTTCATAATTAAGTTTCGCAGGTAACTTTTCGTTTGCAAAAGCAGCTAGTGTAATAATGCTCTGCATTTTAGGAATATATTTGCCGGTTTCCCAACTAGAAATTGTTGCCTTCGAAACGTTCAGTTTTGTTGAAAGCTCATCCTGAGTCCATTTTAGTTTTTTTCGACAAAATACTACCCAAGCGTCGATATCCATGTTTTACCCTTAAATTTTTTACAACAAGTTTAATAACCACAAAAAATCTCCATTAATTATAAAAAAAAAGTTCTCCGTTTTCGCTTTGAAAATATAGATTACTTTAATTATATTAAAAAGTCTAGTTTTCTTTACTTTTAAATAATTATAAATAAAATGAAGGAAACTGTATAAAAATGTAAGGTTTACTTTATAATATAGGTATGAATACACTAGATATAGTTTTAAAACATACCAAAACCAAGACGAAACTCGCAAAAATCTGCAATATCTCAAAATCTGCGGTTGGGCAGTGGGGAAATGTAATACCTGCTAGATTCTGTCCGACAATCGAAAGAGTAACTGGAATCCCGTGTGAAACCTTAAATCCGCAAGTGGAATGGAGCGTGCTGCGTGAATCTAACGAACAGAACAACTCTGAAACTCAAAGAGCAAGGTTATCTCTGTGAGAATGTTGAAAAATATAATTACTTTACTAAACGAAAAAATGATTTGTTTGGTTTTATCGACGTGGTGGCGATTAGCAAGAACGAGACCCTGGCTGTGCAAGTTACTTCGAAAAGCAACATGAGTTCCAGAATTAAAAAGATTAGTGAATCTGATAACTACCCATTAGTTTTGGGTGCAGGTTGGCGAATCATTGTTCATGGGTGGTTTAAGAATAAAAAAAATAGATGGGAGTGCAAAGAATTTGAGTTTTAAACGCGAAACCTCAGCGTTCAAGTAAGAAGAGGAAGATGGGCTAGAGGCTCTGGAATAAGTAGCCAGAGAGCAGGGGTCGACACCCTCGATAGCCGTTAGGATCGGGTCGGGCTGACTAACAGAGTGTTGTTACGCAATACATCTCCCGTCATAAACTGTTTTACGCAGTTGGTCGTTGCTATGGAATTTTGATTTTAAGAAAGGCAAAAAAATGGCAGAAAAGGTTGATAACAAATTTGAGGAAGTTTGGAAGGCTTATCCAAGAAAAGTGGCTAAAGCAGAAGCGCGAAAGGCATGGTTACAAACAAAAGATGTAAGACCACAAAACTCAGTAATTATAAAAGCAATAAGAACTGCAAAACTACATTACTGGGATTTAACACAACCTGCTTTTATTCCACATTTTGCTACCTGGTTGCGAGGTGAAAGATGGGAAGATGAGTATGAGGTCGATTTAGGAACAGATGTTCTTGTTGATGGAAAGATCAAACGTTGGGACGAAACTTGGTCGGGTATTGTTTCGAAAGGTAAAGAAGTTGGAATCCTTGAAAGCGATTTTGATAAACCACAACAGTTTAAAAATGCGGTGTTTAAAAAGTGTAAACCAGAGTTGAAGGTTGCGTGAATGAGCTTTCACTATTCTCGGGGGCTGGCGGTGGAATTCTGGGGGGACAACT